GTTGCATTAATTATCTGCCTTAGCTTTTAACGCTTGACTTAGACCCTGTCTTTCTTTCACAGTATCACCACCAATTGTTGCTTCATTTGTGTTGTTAATAAACGTACCTTTTTGTGTTTGTTTAGTATCAGTGTTTGATAATGACATTCTTACATTATCTTCCATCTTAACCCATCTACGTCCGTCATATCTAAATAATCTATTTGGTAACATATCAACCCTTAAGAAATAATCTCCTTCAACTTGCGAAGTAGGAAAACTTATACCACTACCAAACGCTTCACCATTTGGTGCTAACCCGTCTCCAATAAGATAACCAGTATAGCCTTCACGCTCTGGTGTTTGGTTAACTCTATCTGCTAATTCGTTTTGTGTACTTGCATCAAGTTCACTAGTATCTGTTGTTACTAGTTCTGGTGCACCTCTATCATCAACTTGTAGGGTATACAAATGACTAGTGTCATAACCTGCTTTAGGTGCGTCTGCTTCTGCTTGTGCAATTACAGCATCATTAACTTGCATTTCATGTTCGTATGTACTGAGTACATCACGCAATGTTTGTGTACTTCCTTCTTGTGCTGGTAAATCAAGTATCTCTTTGAACTCTTGACTGTCAACAATTTGTTTCATTTTCACACGATATAAGTGTGGATACCAAGTTTGTGCAAAACCTTCACTTGCTCTGTTTACATCTTCAACAACATAATAACGTTTTAGTGCTACACTATAATCATTAAGTGCATGTTCGTCTTTTAGATGCGGAAGCTCAATTACATCTCCTGACATAATTTTACGTCCAAGTACTTTGACACTATAATTAATAGGTATTGTCATAAAAATAATATCATTTTGCAAGAATAAACCAAATTGGCTCATATCAAAGTCTACATCTGAAACATTATAAATGCCACGCATTGTATAAATGTCTGGATCGTATTTACGATCTCTGTTTTCCATAAACAGCATGTCTTGTATATTGGTCTCTTTGACAGCATCATACTGTGGCTGATCAGCCGTAGCACTTGCATCATCTGGATTCTTAGGTCCTAAGTACTTGTGTACAAAGACGTCGGTACCTCCAACGGTAAACATCTCTGTTATAGTCTTATCTAAGAATGAATAATCTTTCCCTCTTTCGGGTTTGTATAAACTGAGTCTCGGCATAACAATAGTATTTATCGTAACGCATAAATACATTGTACGGAGAAGATACATGTCAACAAACATTAATACAAAAAAACAAGAAGTTTACAAGTACGTAGAACTTAGTCTCGGTGGTGGAATGATCGATGTTGAACTCGATCCAGAACATTATGAAAGTGCTCTTAACACAGCATTAACTAAGTTTAGACAGCGTAGTGAAAATAGTGTTGAAGAATCATACATCTTTTTACCTACAGTAATTGATCAGAATGATTACGTACTACCAAGTGAAGTAATGGAAGTTAAACAAATTTTTCGAAGATCAATAGGATCACGCACAGGTGGCGGTGATGGTGGTACATTGTTTGAACCATTTAATATGGCATACACAAACACATACCTATTAGCAAGTAGTAACATGGGCGGACTGTCAACTTATAATGCATTTGCAGGATACCAAGAATTAGTAGGTAGAATGTTTGGATCATTTATTGAATTTAAATGGAATCGATCAAATAAGAAACTTACAATACTACAACGTGCCCGTGCAGAAGAAGAACTGTTGTTAGAATGTTACAACTACAGACCAGACTTTGAACTATTAGATGACTATATGGCTGTACAATGGATCAAAGACTATACACTTGCAAAGTGTAAGTATATGCTAGGCGAAGCAAGATCAAAATTCGCTACTATTTCAGGACCGCAAGGCGGTAGTTCACTTAACGGCGATGCCCTAAAAACTGAAGCACAAGCTGAAATGGAAAAGTTAGAAGCTGATGTAGCACTAGCAGTAGCTGGCGGC